AAACACAAACAACTGTATATCTTGATTCATCTGGAAAAGTTGGTATAGGTTTAGATAATACTAGTCCAGTCTCGACCCTAGATGTATCTGGCTTGATCACCGCAAGTACCGGTTTAAACATTACTGGAAATACAAATTCGACTAGTTTGACTACCGGAAGCATTAAAACTCAGGGAGGTTTGGCTGTTACACTAAACAGTAACTTTGGCGGCACTGTGACAGCTTATGGTAACGTACTAGTTAACAACTTAGTTAACGGAACTCCGAGTGCCGGCGCAGTTTTATTGCCCGGAACAGATTCTGCAACAGGATTATATGACATCGGATCTTCATCGAGAAGATTTAGAAATGTGTATGCTCAATCGTTTATTGGAACATTTAACGGTAGTTTCACAGGGTCGCTAGCAGGAAGTGTAAACGGTAGCGCCGCAAAATTAGCAAGTCCAACACAGTTTAGTTTAACAGGCGATGTGTCTAGTAATATTGTTAGTTTTGACGGACAAAGTAGTTCAAGTCAGGCAATTTTTAATACTACTGTTAGTAATGCTATTATTACTAACAAAACAGCAGTATCAGATACTACACTTAGTGACGAATTCTTAATGCACCGACCAGGGGTAGGATTATTAAAAACTACAAAACAAACATTATTAAATCATGTGGCAACTATGCCAGTTGGTTGTGTAATGCCGTTTGCAGGAACAGTAATTCCGTCGGGATATTTACTATGCGATGGCAGTGAGTTGCCAATAAGTACCTATTCTGTGTTGTTTGGAATAATTGGTTATACATATAAGGCAGCAGTATTACTACAAGGATTAAACACTTTTGCAATTCCTGACCTTAGAGGAAGATTTCCGTTAGGTCGTGATAACATGAGTAACGGATTAACAGTCCCGTATAAGGACGGATCTGGAACACAAATTAGTGCTGGAGGAGGTTCCGCTAACAGAGTAAGCGATGTTACAGCTGACATAATTGGAACAGGATCGGGAAATCAACAAGTTACACTAACTCAATCTAATCTTCCAGACCATAAACATAGTTTAAAAAGCGACAGTAATACTCAGTATTATGCAGTTGGTGTGCAAAATGCACCATCAGATCCTTACTCGGCTGGCTCGGCAGTGGCACTAGCCGCAGATACCGGAACTGGCCAAGCATTATCTAATAGTGGCGGTGTACTATCAAATCAAACTGGTGCATCTATTAATATTATGAATCCTTACGAAACTATTAATTATATAATTTTTACTGGGGTCCTATAATGAGCTATACTATATTAAAAACTGACGGCTCGGCATTAACTAGTGTTGTAGACGGTACTATTGATCAACTTGCAACAGATTTAACACTAATTGGAAAAAACTTTTCTGGATTTGGTGTGTTTATTAACGACAATTTTGTTAGATTACTAGAAAACTTTTCTAATACAGTGGAACCTAGTAACCCAATACAAGGACAATTGTGGTATGACACCTCAGAAAATCGTTTAAAAGTTTACAACGGAATACAATTTGTTGTTAGTGGCGGCACTATAACATCGAGTACTCCTCCGAGCAATTTAGCCGCTGGAGATTTGTGGATCGATAATGTTCGTGAGCAATTATATTTTAATGACGGGATTGCAACTATGCTTGCAGGTCCGATATATTCAGCTCAGCAAGGGTTATCAGGTTTTACTGTTGAAGATATTTTAGATTCAAACAACATTTCTAGGTCAGTTGTTTATCTGTTTGTGGCACAGACGCTATTAGGAGTGTTTAGTAAAGTTTCATTTACTCCTAAAGAACAAATTAGCGGAATGCCTGCAATTTTAAATGTTGGTTTCACTGCTAGTTCGCTTTCAAATTTTGTATTTGACACAGTTGCAACTAAAGCAAATGCATTGGTATCTGCCGAAGGTGTTTTAAAAACAGCAGAAAATTTTGTATCAACTAATGATAACAGTCAAAGTACAGGCACTCTTAGCATACAGAATTCGACCCCGTTAAAATTAGGAACAGGCTCTGACAGCGAGCTGTATGTAACATCTTCTCTTTTTAACATTAAATCGAATAGAGCAGATCAAAATTTTCAAATTCAAACAAAGACTGCTTCAAGCCAACCAATTGCATTCTTTATTAATGGGTCTACTAGTAAAGTAGGAATTTTAACTCAGAATCCAGAAACTACTCTTGATGTAAATGGCGATCTTACTGTTCAAGGAAATTTAACAGTTAAAGGTAGCACTCTTACAGTTAATTCAACAACATTAACAGTTACTGATAAAAATATTGAATTAGGTAAAATTGCTTCACCGTCTGATGTGTTAGCTGACGGTGGCGGAATTACATTAAAAGGATCAACAGACAAGACTTTTAACTGGATTGATAGTACTGATTCTTGGACTAGTAGCGAGCATATAAATTTAGCATCAGGGAAGACTTATAAGATTAACAACCTTGATGTTATTACAGCCAGTAGCTTAGGAAGTTCAATAATTGCAGCCCCAGGATTACAAACAATTGGAGCATTGACCAGTGTAGTAGCAGGAAATATTGGTATTGCAACTAATATTATAAGTTATGTAAATCCAGTTATGGGCAACGGTAATGTTGTTTTAAAACCCAAAGGAACTGGCAGTGTTGATGTTAGTTCTGCTACTATTACTAGTTTAGCATCCCCACAAAATTTAACAGATGCGGCAAATAAAGATTATGTTGATAAAAAAATACAACTGGCATCTGTTGCGTTGTCGTTAACTACGACTGGGCTAACTAATTCACAGATAGCAACTACCTATTTGAGTAAAGTATTCCCATCAGCAGAGCATCAACCAGATACAATTTGTCGAGTAGTTTGTACAGATGGCGGAGCAGTAACTATTAGACAGTTTCAATTGTTATCAGGAATATGGACTTATCAATTTAATTTATAATCCAACATGAATAATTATTAATAGAGAGCGACAATGTCATATAACATAACTAAATTTAACGGAGAACCATTTGCACTAGTTGCAGACGGCACTATTAATACCATTTTAGATATTACTCTAATTGGTAAAAATTATGCTGGCTATGGTGAAAAACAAAACGATAACTTTTTATGGTTGTTAGAACATTTTGCTAACACATCTCCTCCTCCTAAACCTATCAAAGGTCAGGCATGGTTTAATTCTGGTACAGATAAATTAAAATTAAATGTATATGACGGTGCAATTTGGAAAACTCTTGCAATTAATAATGTAACAACTCCAAGTAATCCTAACCCTCCGAGTAATCCTCAATTAGGAGACATGTGGTATGATGAAATTTCCAATCAATTAAAAGTATTCGATGGCGGCGGCTATACATTAATTGGACCACAAAGTGTTACCGGTTACGGTGTAACACAAATGAAAAGTGTAGAGATAGAGGATAGTCAAAACAATCGTCATGCAATTCAAGAAGCGTGGGCTGATAATAAAAGAATTTTCGTTATAAATTCTAATTTAAATTTTACACCTAAAAATTCTATTGAAGGTTTTCCAACGATTTTTCAAGGCGTAACATTTAATTCATCTTATAAAATATATGGAACTACCACAAACGCAGATAATTTAGGAAATAATCCTCCTAATTTTTATGCACCAGTATCTAACCCAACATTCTTAACTAGTATTAATGTCGATAATGATGGAGTTAACATTGGTACAGCACTTACTATTAAAAACACAAATGGCATTCCAGTTATTAAAAATAACAGCGGTACTACTATAAATTTTCAGACTACTAGCGGATCTGTTGTTAACACTCCAATCCAGTTAGTAGGATCAAATATACTACCGGGAACTAATTTTGGAACTAATTTAGGCAGTGCCTTAGCACAGTTTAATAATGTATATGCTGGATATGTGTATTCTACCGCACAAAAAGCAGATTCGTTAAACTTATCCGGAAACTATTTAACAGCAAGCACCGCTGCCAGTGCAAATACTATTGCCGCTAGAAATGCTAGTGGAAATTTGATAGCAAATAGATTTATTGGTAAAGCAGATGCTTCAATAGAATCAGATCATACACTATTAGCAGACGTTGCAGTTTTAGCAAATACGGCAAATGTGGCTAATTATATTCGCTGGGATCAAGTAGATCAAAAACCTAGTAATTTTGTTTATGATAATTTTGCTACATATAATATTAGTATTTCAGGAAATGTAACTGGCAATGTAACTGGAAATTTAACCGGAACAACAACCGGAACTCACCTTGGTCCTGTAACTGGCAATGTAACTGGCAATACAACAGGGTTTCATACAGGTAATGTATTTGGAAGTGTCACAGGTAATGTAACTGGTAATGTAACTGGTAATACCGCAGGAACACATACTGGTCCAGTAATTGGTAATGTAACTGGTAATGTAACTGGTAATACCGCAGGAACACATACTGGTCCAGTAACAGGCAATGTAACTGGTAATTTAACAGGCAATGTAACCGGTAATGTAACTGGAGATTCTACAGGATTACACACCGGAAATGTAATTGGTAATATAACTGGTAACGTAACTGGCGATAGTCAAGGAACACATACCGGACCAGTGGTTGGTAATGTAACAGGTAACTTAACTGGTAATGTGACCGGCAATGTAACTGGTAATGTATCAGGTAATGCTGGAACAGTTACCAATGGCGTATATGTTACTGATACAGGCACTGTTACTAATACAATGTTAGCAGGAGCAATTGCTAATAATAAATTATATAATAGCTCAATTACATTTGGATCGACTACGGTATCTCTAGGTAGCACATCTGCTAATATTTCAGGACTATCAACAGTAACTTCAAACTCGTTTGTAGGAAATTTAACAGGCGATGTTGTTGGTAATATTACTGGTAATGCCCAAGGGTCGTCCTCAAATATACGAAATTTAGGTACAATAACCGCCGAGTCAGACGGCACAGGAGAACCTGGCCAAGTATTAACATTGCGTAGTGTTTATAATAATGGTTATCCAACAGCATATGGTAATGTAATTACACTAGGCGGTAATGGCGGTGGCGAAGTGCTAGTCGGATGGTCAGGCAGCACTGGTTCTCATGCAGACAATTATATTCGCAGTCGCAGAGATACTGGTAATACATGGAGCCCTTGGGCAAAAATACTTACTGATGTAAATTTTGGTTCAACATTAGCCACAGTTGCATCAACAGGTAGTTACAATGACTTATCTAATAAGCCAACAATACCAGCACCAACAGCAAGCCCACAAGCACAACTACAAAATATTGTAAAAACAATTGTTGGGTCTATTGATATGTATTGCAGTAACATTGGAACTACTTCGTCTTACGGCAATTCTTCAGCATATGACAGCATTTACGCTGGCGGAGGATGGACAACTACTACTACTGGTAATTATACAAGAGCTGGCACTTATCTTGGAAATACTACAGGTAATGTTACGCTAAGAATAGATATAGCTAATTTTATAGGATTAACTAACAACCCAGGAGATTTAACCTGGAGGGGAAATTATGAATTTGGACTAGCTCCAAGTTTAACAAGAATTTTTGATGCTCGCATTGAATATTATGGTATGGGCCAACAGACATGGGGTGTGTATGTTACACCTTTATCATATGATCGAAATAGTATATACTATGGAAAATTTGACATAGTATTGACTATTGGCCCAGGAGATCATTGGTATCATGGAACGAGCATTACAGCCGGCTGGATCGGTATCGCAAGCAGGACAAATAATGTCTACACACCATAAATTTAGTATACCATATACACAGGGCATGATTGAAACATTGCCCAGCTTGGACACTGATAGTATTTCAGATGTATATTTCAGCGACAACAAGTTTGGTAGTGCTAGAAGCATATTCAACGGCCAGGAAATGTTTGACGAGTTACATACTATTAGAGATAAGTTTGGTATTAAACTTCACTATCTAGTTAACCCTAGCTTGTATTCCAATGAGTTTTATGGACAAGTTCCTGAACTTATCGAGCATGTTAAAAATATAGATGTTGATATGGTTACTTTAAATAACACCTATCTATTAAGAGCAGGTGTTACTAAAGATTTTCAAGCGAACAAACCAAGCATAGAAGTAAAAAATAGTGTAAACAATCTAGTCCGTACTTTAAAAGATTTTATTTTTATGCATAAAGTACTCGGTGTTACTAGTATTATTGTTGACCGTAGTTTAAATAGAGACTTGGATACGTTAGCAAAGATGCGAGCTTATGGAAACGAACATGGTATTAAGATAACTATGTTAGTTAATGAAGGATGCATTGTTGATTGCAAATGGAAACAGTGGGATGATTTAATTATCAGTCAGATTAAGATACATGACAAAAGAGAAATAACCGATAATATACACAATCGATTAGGGTGTGTTAGTTATTTTAATGAAAATCCAGCAGAATGGTTAAAAACTGCTTTTACATTGCCTAACGATATTGGAAAATTTGACGGATTAGTTGACGTTATTAAAATTGCTGGTCGAGGATTTCCTATTAATAGATGGTTTAGGGTAATTGATGCTTATCAGAAACGTAGCGGAAATATAAGATTTGGTGAATTATTAAGCACTACTAGCACAATGTTTCTCACTAACGTACTAGCAAATGATTTAACAGATTTAGGATTTAATGAATTAACTAATAATTGCAAAACGGTGTGCGGTACTGAATGTAATCATTGTGATAAAATATATGATAAAATGACAAGGGTTTTTGTATGACAGATGAAATAATAATCCAAACAGGATGGACTGCTGATAAACAGTATTCAATTAATTTTTCTACCGTTAATAGATTAATTACAGGTCTTTACGGCGCAATTGCCCCGTTTGAAGACGTAGTACATTCTGATACTAATATGGAATCGCATTATCTTGGACAAATCAGTAAAGAGGTGTACGATAATATTGCTGAAAGTATTATTAACCCTGGACAACTAGTATTTTGGACTTCTGAAAATAAAATTAAATTAAGAAAAGCAGTAGTAGATTTTGGCCCAAATACTTATATTGATAATACTAGAAATGCAATTGTAGGTTTAGATAATTTAGTAACATTAATCCCACGCATTGTTGACGAAAACGGCAATAATTGGGCCGATATTACAGAAATACAAATTAAAAATATGGGTAAATTAGATTTTCCTATCAATATTAATGGCGGAGATCCTGCTACTTACAAAGATTCTGTACCCAACGGATCTACAGTAACATTCCAATTGGGTAAACGTGGCCGTGCAACTTTACGAGTTAAAGCAATGGTCCCTGAAGTGGATCATGTTTGGATTAGCTTGTATCCAGAATTATACGGATATGATGACGATCAGCTGGCAAAATTAGCCGCTTGGCACGCTACTAAGTAAAAACAATGAGAATAAATACTACAATAATAAGGAACGAGCGAAATGTCATACTCAATTAACAGATGGAATGGAACTTTATTAAAGACGGTTGCCGATGGTACTGTTGACACTTCTCTTGACATCAAGTTAATTGGAAAAAGTTATGCAGGATATGGGCAAGCACAGAATGAAAATTTTGTACACCTGCTAGAAAATTTTTCCAATTCTGTACAACCCCCTAATCCATTATCTGGACAAATTTGGTTTGATAGCGGGAATAAAAAATTAAAGTTTTATGACGGTAATAAATTCCGTAATGCAGGCGGTGCTGAAGTTAGTGTATCTGCCCCTACTGGTTTAAGTACTGGAGATTTTTGGTTTGATACAAGCAGTAAACAGCTTAAAGCATGGGACGGAACTACATTTCAGTTAATTGGACCACAAGCAGTTGCCGGCGCCGCCATTACACAAATGCAAAGTGTTAGCGTAAGAGATGCAACTGGCGGAAATCATGCTATAATTGAAGCTATTGATAACGGAACTGTAGTTTTTACAATTAGTGCAGACGCTGATTTTACACTAGATAATACTGCTAACGCTATTCCAGGATTTACTAAAATTCGTCAAGGTATAACTTTATGTTATACAAATAACGATGCACAAGAAGGCCAGACAACATCAAGTCATAGATTTTATGGAACTGCTACTAACTCGGATCGTCTAGGCGGGTTAACAGCCAGCAATTATATACGTTCTTCAAATGCCAGTTTTAGTACATTAGTTAATTTTTCAGATACTGGATATACTGTTGGTAACCCAACTGCTAAATTAGCAGTATTTAACGACGGTGCAACTACACCGACTATTCAGTCGATGATTAATAGTACTCCAATTGTATTCCAAACTAAATTGTCAGATAGCTCAACCGCATATCCAATGAAAGTATTGGGTAACGATGTATTGCCAGGATCGTTAACCGCCACTAATAATTTAGGATCTGTATCCTTACAATGGAAAAACGTTTATGCAGGATACTACTATGGCACATCGCAACAAACAGATGCACTACTAGTCGGCGCTCAGTACGTTCAAACAAATACCGTATTACCATCTACCACTAATAAAACTAGCGTTGTAGCTCGAGATAGTAACGGAGATTTCACAGCAAGAAACATCACAGCAACAGTTAGTCAAGCAGACACATTAAAGTACGGTGCTTCGTATATTTCTACTAATGTTAGTTCAGTAGCCAGCACAATTGTAGTTAGAGATGCCAGTGCAAACATCGCTGTTAACTATATGGCTGGAACAGCTCAACAATCTAATGCATTACAAGTGGGAGCCAGTTATTTGACAGCATCTGTTACTGCTAATAATACAATTGTAGCAAGAGATTCGTCAGGAAACTTTACAGCTAACGTAATTACTGCAAGTTTAACAGGTAATGTAACAGGAATTGCACAAAAAGCAAGTCAACTACAACTTGATGGAAATCTATATGTATCGGCAGTTACTAGCTCTCTAGCAAATACTATTGCGGCACGTGACTCTAGTCAAAATATTACAGCTAATGCAGTAGTAGTTGCATCAATTCAGAAAAGCGGTACTAACGGAGTTGGAGATATTGGGCAAACAAGTAATCGATTTGGTGTACTATACGGTACTTCAACAAGTGCTTACTATGCCGACTTAGCAGAAAAATATCTTGCAGATGCAGAGTACGAAGTTGGCACAGTTATAATGGTAGGCGGAGAAAAAGAAGTTACAGCCGCAACACTTAATTCAAATGCAATTGGAGTCGTAAGTGCTAATCCTGCGTTTAAAATGAATGATACATTGGAAGGCGGAACTTATATTGCTCTAAAAGGTCGTGTTCCTGTTAAAGTTGAATATCCAGTTAAAAAAGGAGATGCTTTAATTGCAGGACATGCAGGTGTTGCTCGCGTTGATCCGTTAGAAGATTTAACAATTAGACAATTTGCCATAGCATTAGAATCAAACGATGATGTCGGTGTAAAACTAGTTGAATGTGTAATACTATAAATAATTAAGATTAAGGACATATCATGGCAGTAGTAGCAGGAGTAGATAAACCAACAGCGGCACAGTATAATAGTATACAAGCTAACATTAATCAAGTCTTGGCTACAAATTATGGACAAACTCCAGCAAGTTCACAAATCGCCTTGCCGGGAACTAGCACAAAAATCACTTCGTTAGCATGGAGTAATCTACGCTCAGACATTTTAAAATGCAATCGTCACCAGCTTAATCCAGCCGCAGTGGGAACTTTAACAGATCCAACCACTGGTACAAAAGTTGCCGCTGCCGATTATAATGCGTACGAAACAATGGCATCTGATTGTCTTACTAATTCTTTATTATTTCCCGATAATAGTACAATATCGTCAATCACATCACTAGCATCGGGAGATCTCCCAGGGTATACTTGGGGAAGAACTGGTAGAAATACTTTGAAACTAGTTGTATCCGTGAATTTTTCAACGGTCTCTGCTCAACAATATTTTTTCAACAGTGGCGGCCAACTTCGTTGGAGTAACACTTTCACTGGAGGTACAGTAGCTACTGTAGGCACAAAAGATTATTCTTGGAAAAGTGCCGCCAATGAAATGGGTACTGTGATATTTGGCACTAATAGTACACGAACACTTGCTGGAGCGACCGGCGCAGGTACTGGATCTGCAATAGGATATTATCAACTGATTAATAACAGTAATCAACTTATATTCTCAAAAAACACAAGTACGTATAATCCAAACACAATTAGAATTTTTGCTAAAAGTAGTAGTACTTCTATAGTTTTTACAATCGAATATGAAGACTTGAATGATCCAGCCGGCACATACACAATTGACGAAGATGTAACAGCCACGCTTAACACTTCTCTTAGTGCTTATTACGGTTCGGGCGTTGGAGAAGTTGATGTGAGTGCGTATAGACCCACTCTTGGAAACTTCGATGTTACAGTTCTTGCAAGTCCAAATCCTTAGTACTCTAATCTCTTGACAACATAACTACTGTAGTGCTATTATAGTACGCTACGGAGTTTATCTATGGATGAAAGAATTGAAAAAGCCTTTGCTGTTGCCAACTATATGGCAACTTTATCTAATCAAAGACGAATAGTTTTAGAAGAATACAATCAAAAATTAGTACACTATATCAATGGTGCTACTTTTCGAATCACTCCTGAGCTAATAAATCTTACAAAAACAATTTTAGAACTAGGCCAAACTACGGATGTTGCTTTTGTAGATTCCAATAATTTTCCCATAATTGTTACTGATGTCCAAGAATTTTTTGACAGCATTATCGCAATTTATTTTGAAGCTACCAACGAGTATGCTGTCAAGTATGCTAGTTTAAAAAGCAAACGCAAGATTGCTGATATAGTTGACCTATGACTAACGGTGCTGTAATTTTTGCACAGAACAGTGCTAATATAGATTATGTTAAGATGGCAGTGTTCTCGGCTAAAAAATTAAAAGAACACTTGGATATTCCTGTAAGTATTATTACAGACAGTGCCGACTGGCTTAAAAAAGGTTACCCTGATCATGTGTTTGATCAAATTATACCTATAGGCTATTCAGAAAATAATCAATATAAAAAAATCAGCGACGGCGCATTGGCAAGCAAGACTATCGAGTGGAAAAATTTCACCAGAGATCGCGTATATGATTTAACACCATACGATAAGACCTTAGTTATTGATAGCGATTACATTATTAATTCCAATGTATTGAAACCAGCATTTGATAACCATTATGATTTTCAAATTTACAGTAAAAGTATGGATCTTGCGCATTGGCGCTCTACCGCAGAATTTACCCGTATAAGCCAATGGAGTATTCCTTTTTATTGGGCTACTGTATTCATCTTTACAAAAAACGAAATTATGGATTCTTTTTTTAATCTAATAGCCTATATTAAATCTAATTGGACCTATTTTAGAACCTTATATTCCATAGTTGCCAGTGCATATCGAAACGATTACGCATTTAGTATTGCTATACATATTATGAATGGAAAAACTAATGGAGAATTTGCTATAGAGTTACCAGGAACCATGACTTATTCTACAGATAAAGATTTGTTAGTAAATATTAATAGTGATAAATTAAAGTTTTTAATTGAAAAAGAGAATCACATTGGGGAGTATATTTTAGCAAAAACGCAAGGAATAGATATCCATGTGATGAATAAACCTAGTTTATGTAGATGTATAGATGGAGGTCTGGGTGTCTAAAGGATTTTTAATTTTTGCGCAGAATACAGATTCTGTTAATTATTTAGAACAGGCGTATGCACTTGCACTTAGCATAAAATACAGTCAAATTTCAGTTTCGGCAGTATCAATTGTCACATCTGATAAAGTTCCTAAAAAATACAAATCTGTGTTTGATAAAATTATACCTACACCTTGGACAGACGGCTCTGCAAATAGTAGGTATGCAACTGAGCATAGGTGGAAATTATATCACGTTAGTCCCTACGAAGAAACAATGGTATTGGATGCTGACATGTTAATGCTTGAAGATATATCGACTTGGTGGGATTATTGCGGTAATTATAATTTAAAAATATGTTCTCGTATTAAAAATTATAAACTAGAAGTGGTAAGAGATACATTTCATAGAAAAACATTCATTGCCAATCATTTAAGCGAACCGTATATAGCACTGCATTATTTTAAAAAATCCAATTCCGCCCATGAATTTTATAAAACACTTGAATTTGTTTGTAATAATTGGGAATGGTGTTGGAGCAGATTTGCACCAATTGAATATCAGGACACCTGCAGTTTAGATTTGGCAACTGCTGTTGCTATTGAAATACTCATGTGCCAAGATACTGTATTTGACAAACATAGTCCTTTGGAATTTATACATATGAAAGCCCATTTACAAGGATGGGATAATCCAAGTGAAAACTGGCAGGACACTGTATCGTCTGTATTAAATACCAAGGGCGATTTAGTTGTTGGAAATATCAAACAAAGTAAACTTTTTCATTATATAGAAAAAGATTTTATTACCCCTAGATTTCTTAAACGATTGGAGGATTTGGCAAATGGCAAGATCTAAAAAAAATACAGAGCCTCCAACACATATATATTATGCATATTTTAATCCTGAAACTGAAAAGTTTTTCTCATCTTCTAATGTTTTAGATTCGACAATTATACATTATGCCATAATCAAAGAAGATGAGCATAGAGATATTTGTGCAGGAAAACTGAAATTAACAGATTGTATTCTTGACAAACACATTGATTGTGATGGTAGTATATTATACAAGTTATTAACTCCTCAAATGTATAACGAGTTTAATTTTCAAAATAGTTTACTAGAATGGATAAACAATGCACCTGTAAAATACACAGAATTTATTATAGAATGGGATTTACCAAATCGGCAATGGATATTTTATGTAACCGACGAAGGAAGAAAAATACTGGATGGCGGAATGTATGATAGCACCCTAGTATTTTTTATTATGTTAGAAACTGATTTTGATTTTTTGGTCAGAACTTTTTACATCAAATTACACGAAATATTAAAAGCAGGAAAACTAGTATACAATTTTGAAAGTAAAATAGAAGATAATATAAGTAATCTTTCAATTTCAACAAGACGATTTTTTGATAGTTATGGATTAAAAATAAATGATTAAAATCATAGAACAAGATATCATATTTCTCAGTTATGACGAGCCCAATGCTGAAAAAAATTATGCGGATTTATGCGCAAAAGTACCTTGGGCAAAACGAGTACACGGAGTTAAGGGCAGTGATGCCGCACACAAGGCCTGCGCCGCACTGAGTGATACTGAGTATTTTGTTACTGTGGATGCTGACAATATTATAGATCCAAAGTTTCTTGAAATTGAAATAGATATTGAAAAGTTAAATCTAACACCCAACCATGTGTTTAGTTGGTGCGGCAAAGTACATGTCAATGGACTCATGTACGGCAACGGTGGATTGAAATTATGGACACGTAAATTTGTTAACGAAATGAAAACACACGAAAACAGTGATCCAACAGATACCAAGGGGTTGGTTGAATTTTGTTTTGACAACAAGTATCATCAGTTTCAAGAGTGTTACAGTGAAAGTTTTACCAATGCCAGCCCATTTCAAGCATGGAGAGCAGGGTTTCGCGAGGGTGTAAAAATGAGTTTAGATCAAGGCGCCAAGGTCAAAGACTTGTCTACAATA